GTGCCTGGTCAGGACCGATGGCGATGCCTTCCCCTCAGGCTGAGCGGCCGCCTCACTTGCGGCGGCCGCGGCAGCCTGCATCTCAGGGGGGAGATCGGTCAACTGTGCCGGGGCCGGTGGTTCCGGTGGTGGCTCAGGCTCGGCAAGTGCGGCGATGTCGTCTGCCCCGTCCTCTTTCGGTTGCGCTTCCACGCCCAGGACGGCGCGGTACTCGTTGACCGATACCACGCCCTGCTTAAAGGCCTCCAGGAACATGGCGACTTTGGGCCCCGTGTCCTCTTGCAAGGCGGGGATCGTGCCCGTGTCGAACCGCGCCCGGACCATGCCGGCGTAGATGTCGCGGGGATCTTCGTAGAATGGGAGCATGGCCCGCGTCAACCAGTCGCCCCACTCGCGGAGGAAGGGCAGCACCGGGCTATCCCAGAAGCTGCGCCATGCTTCCTGGAGGTTGCTGTAGGTCGAGGTCGCCAGTCCCAGGTACGAGTAGATGATCAGCGGCGGCACCTGAAACGGCATGGCGATCCGGCTCTCCACCACTTTCCGCAGCGTGTCGTTGTCGAGGTCCCCCAGCTTCGACCCGACCGCTTGATACTCCGCCATGTCGTCCAGCACGGCTGGCCCGTTCTGCCCGGTGCCCCCGCCCCCCAGGCGCTCCAGCCACTTGGCCCGGATCAGATCGGCCTGTTCCTGGGAGGCGTCGCCCTTCACGCGGATGATCCCCGACGGCACGGCGGAATTGAGGAAAAAGCTCCGAATATATTCAGCAAACGCCAAATCTTGATCCACGGCCCGCAAGGCGGCCATGAGCGGCGCCGGGTCGATGTCCAGCGGCCGGCGCCTGACGATCAACTGGTCGGGCTGGAAGATCACGCGCTCGCCATAGCCGGGGTACCACTCGATCGTATCGAGGATGCCCGTCGGCGTGTAGACCTCAGTCACGAACTCCGGGTCAAGCGGGTTGATCCCGACGAGCATCCCGCCCCGCTTGATCGGCTCCAGGTAGACCGCGCCGACACTATCCCAACAGATCGAGAGATAGCGCCAGAACGTCGCCGTGTCGAGGGAGTCCCCCGGCACGCGCGCCAGGGCCAGCAGCGGATGGTCCCGCTCGGCTTCCCACGTCTCACCATCCTTGCTGCGCTCCACCACCAGCACGGGATCGATCAGGCGATCGGCGCGGATGCGCAGGCAGGCGTTGACGATCTCATGCGTGCGGGCCAGGTGCAGCAGGTTCCGGCGCGAGTAGTCCAGCGCGGGCGTCTCAGGCAGCCGGACGTTGATGATCGGGCCGTGGGGATCGTCGAACCGGACCAGCGGCAATTCACCCCAGGCGTAACGCGAGCGGGGCACGAGCTGGCCGGTGGAGAGGCGATCGCGCGCGGCATCGCCGGACCGGGCGCGGCGGGCGCGCGACTTCAGTTGCACGATGCTTGCACTCGACATCAGTACACCCCAATTCCACCTGAGAGGCGCAATTCGGTCATAGCCCACACCAGGGCATCAAGCCGGTTCGGGCTGGTCCCACTTCCGTCGTAGCTCGTCAATTCATCCTCCAACGCCGGGAAGGTGCCGACAAGATGCGCCTTGCCATCCTCGAATTTCGCGGCGACAGGTTCGGCACGAACAATCTTCCCACGGCTGGCGGTCACGAGCTGCACGGTCGGCGCACCGTCAACGGTCTGGATCGTGGTCCTGACCATCTCCCCGCCGAAGTTGGCTTCTGCGACCATGCGATCGGCTTTGAGGCGGTTATAGGTCGCGACGGCCTGGGTTGCCCACCCATGGGGCAGGGCCTGGATGGTGGCATCGTCCAGCACATAGCCGTGACCGTCCACACCTTTCCCACAGGCGACGATCCCGCAGGCATCCCCGCCTGCTGAGCCGGATGGATCGACGCCGACGACGATGCGCCGCAGCTCCGGCACACGGGACACGCGTGTGGCCTCCAGGATCTCAGCCGTCCAGAGCGCACCGGGCACATCGTCCACATCTTCGGCGTCGATCTCTTGCCGGATGCTGGCCCTGGTCATGTCAGCGGCCAACTCCGCAACCGCCGCTTGCGAGATGTGCGGATTATCCCTGGATGTGAAATGGAACGTCGCCCACCTGCCGGACTCATCAGCAGCGGCCTTCTGGTAGAGCTTGGAGGCGTGCCGGGGATCGTCGGCGCGGGACAACTCGCGCGTGCGCCGGCTGGGTGGGGTGTAGATGAACACCGCGTCGCCGTCGTTATCCAGGAGCATGGGCGCGCCCACATCAGTCCAGGTGCCCTCGTGCATCAGGTGATACTCGTCCAGGATCAACAGGTCCGCATAGTCGCCGCGCAAGCTGTCGGCGTTGAATGCGGTTTTGCACCTGATCCGGTTCTCGGTGCCCACTTTCTCAAGGTAGCGCCGCGTCTCGTTCTTTTTGTAGAGGCCGGAGGCGATGGCGCGCGCGAAGGTGAGGCAGATCTCATACCAGAACTTATCGGCCTGGTCCTGGGTGGGCACGGCATAGAGCACGCGCTTGCCCTCCAGGAAGGCGATGGATGCGAGGATGGCGACGCCCGTGGTTTTGCCACCACGACGCCCCGCCCTGATGACCTTGCGCTTGGCTGGACTGTCGATAAACCGCCGCTGCTCAGAATGCGGGATCTTCAACGTCCAGGGCTGGATCTGGCTCAGGCTCAGGAGTGAGCGCAGTGTAGAGTTGGATCGCGTAGCTCCCAACGGTGCGAGCAAGCTCCCCAAGCTCTGCGGCGTTGCGCTGCATGAGCCAGTCGCGCGTCTGGATTTGTCCTGAAATTGCACTCAGCGCCCCTAACATATCTTCGAGCGTCGTCAGCGCCAGCAACGCGGCTCGTTGCTTGCGGGCCGTCACATAATTCACATCCACCAGGAGCTGCGGCCCGCGCGCCGCGATCGTGGCTACATGGCTACAGGTCAGATCGTGCGCAGCTGCGACCATGCTTGTCGGCAGGACCATCGCCTCAGCCCGGATCTGCTCCCGTTCTTCGGCCGATAACGACGGCCCACGCTTGCCCGCCATTAGGTCGCCACGACTCCGCCGCTCCTTTGGCTTTCGTCTCCGGGCTCCACCGTTTTCGACTCATCGTGTGCTCTCAGGTAGGCATCCAGCGCTGCGACGAGATCCCGCTCCGCCGGCGTCCAGCGCCTGAGGTGGAGCATCAGCTCGTCCTGCACCCGGAACGCCGCCTCGATGACGGCCTCGCTCTCCAGGGCGAGCTCGACTAGGTCGCGGCAAAGCTCACGCACAGGCTCAGCCACCGATTGCCTCCACTCACCTGCGAGATCTTCCCATCCGGCGCGATATCGATCCGGCCCGGCATTGATGTCCAGTCCGCCCCATTGACCACGCCCCCGCTCTCCACCGCCAGATCCAGCTGTGACGCCGGCCGCCAGCCTGTCGGGAGCACGGCTAGAGCCAGCCCGACGTTGCCGCCCTTCACCACGCCCGACAGGTGCACCGTCTTGCCGTCCCGATGGAGCGCCGGCGCCGCGAAGGGTTCGCCGAAGGGATACCACGGTGGGACGAGAGAGAGCGGGAGAGAGCGGCGGAGCGGCACCCAGCCCGGAATGGGCCAGGAGTGCAACACCGTCGCCTCGTCCATCGAAAACAGATGCCCAACGCCGGCAGAGTCGATGACCAGCTGCGGCGCGGAGTATGCCTGCGCTCCCGGTGCGAGCACTTCGATCGGTTTGGCGTTGGCGCTGGCGATGCTGTAGACGATGCACCCGTGGCGGCCGCCACCGCTGGCCAGGATGGCAGCGTAGAGCGTCCCGGCGCCGTCGAACACTTCGGCGTGGTAGTGGGGGAAGTGGGGGACCGGGAAGGTGATACTCATGTCACACGCTCGCAGTAATCCGAGTAGGCGAACCCGATCCCCGTGATGCTATGCAGCCAGGCGTTCGGATACCTGGCATCATCCGAAGGCGTCAGATTATCCACCTCGAACTGTTGCCCCGGCGCGAGCTGCGCCAGGCCGTCGAGGGCCACGGGGTACTGCGTGCCTGGTCCGGTCCTGACATTGAGCATGTCGATGGTCGCGTTGCGCCAGACACCATACCCCGAGTACAGGCCGGCGATCCATCGCTGCAGCTCGTCATCGGTGACATCGGTGGGATCGCTCTTGCGGCCCGCCGGTGTCGCATACCAGCGGTGGGCACAGATCATACTCTGGATGATGCCGTAGCGGGAGATCAGCATCCGGCACAGCTCGGCCGTCACCTCCCACTGGAGCATCCCGTAGCTGTGACCTTGCTGATGGCTGATTTCGATCCCCACAGAATAGCTATTTGCATCATAGACGCCGTGCCAGGAGCCTTCGCCGGCATGCCAGGCCCGCATCTCATCCGGCACCAGTTGGTAGACCGAGCCATCCGGGGCGATGAGGTAGTGGCAGGAGACGCCCGATTGAGAGGAGCACATCCAATCTGCGTCTCCATCGAAGGAGCCTTCGGTGGTATGGAGGACGATCATGCTAATCGGCTTGCCGCCCCGACTGTTGTAGTTGGGACTGGAGTAGCGCTCGGTGTCAATCTCAAGCGTCATAGCCAGCCGAGGTATCGACATAAACTGACTATTATGAGCACGAGCGCAATCGCCTGGAGGACAACCATCACGCGCCCGAGGTACGGCTCGGCGGCCAGGGCGAGGACAACAATCAGGATAATGAGGACCAGGACAATGAGCAATAACGGACTCATGCCAGCCTCCACTTGTGACTCTTCCTGTCACAAGATAGCACAGACGAGCGGGAATGACTAGAGGGGAGGCACGCCGTCTGCTATGCTGTCCTCGCTCGACCGTGATACCTGGGTACGTCTGGTCGGACGGCACAAAGGGAGCGCAGAGCAAGCCGACGCCCCTCAGCTTTCGTCGGGTCTGCTGAGGGGCGTCGGTGTGGGGGGTGGGGGGAAGTTGGTATCGGTAATATCCCTTATTGATACCTACTTTCAGTTCAAATACGATGTTGACTCGTAACGCGCTACTTTTTGGCGGCCCGATAGCCGGCGGCGATCGCCTCGGCGGCGGTGTCAAAGCAGGTCACATTGGCGTGCGTTCTGGCATAGCTCTGTCCGCCCGGTACGTGGAAGATGTGCGTTGTATCGTTGCCTTTGACCTGGCCCACGGCGCACGGTGCCGAGTCGTCCGATTGAGCTGGCGGTGCCTGGTCCACCTGGACCACCGGCTCGGGAGCTACGGCGGCAGGCTCAGGCGTCGCGACCTCGGCGATCGCTGTTGGTGCAGCTGCGGTCTGTGCTGGCGTGGAGACGGAACCGGCGGCGGTGGATGGTGCGTCGCCACACGCGGCGAGGGTGAGGACCAGGGCGGCGAGTGTGCCGGCGGTCCAGACACGTTTGAGTGTGTTCACGGTGTGTTCTGTTCCTTTGGGTGTGATAAAGGCCGTCCGATTGGGCGGCCCAACGAGTCTACGAGTCATTTGGTGGTTTGGTTCTAGTGCCGGCCGTAGCGACCGGCGATGACCTTCTGCTCTGGTGCCGGCTCAGGCTTGGCCGGCGGTTCAACGATGGCGACGTTGTGCGCAGCTGCCCAGGCGGTCATGCGCTCCCGCGCTCCCTCGCGCCCCTGCTTTGAGTCATGCACACGGTTGCGCCAGATGATGATCCCATCCTCGACGAGCGTGTACCGGACGCAACCGGGGGAGGTCAAATCGATGATGAGATCAGCCATCGCTCGTATCCGTATCATGGACCATGTTATAGACATAAACACGAACATGGACCCATCGGATCAAGGCCTCAAGCGTT